TAGCATCAAGAGCCTGCCTGACGCTGCCGAATGAACGTCAGCTGTTTGTGCGGCCCGATGGCATCTATATGTGGTCAGGGGGGGATGAGATTCGCAAGATCAGCTATGCGCTGGATGATGGGTTCTGGCCCAGCCTCAATAGCGCACGATTGGCCCATATCCATGCGGTCTATTATCCGAGCGTCAATGAGGTGTGGTTCTTCATCCCCTATGGTTCCAGCACCAACATGAACTACGCCATCATTTACAACGAACGCTTTGAGATATGGATGGGGCCTTATTCGGGCTTTGAGCGAGGATGCTCTGCACTGGTAGGAGACACCCCGCACGCAGGAGGGTTCGATGGCATACTCTACGACATGGTATCCACCAACGACAACGATGCTGGCAGCGCCATAGCTGCCAACTTCATCACAGGTGCCCCTGCCCCAGAAGGAGGGGATGTGCGCCTTCGCTGGCTTTACTCACGCACCTACTTCGATGAGAGTGGCGATTACGATGTGACCGTGACCCAGGAATCGGGTGGTCTGACCAGTGTCACGGGCCTGCTCAACCTGGTAGGATCGGGGTTTGTACTCGACACGGACAAGGTGGACGTAGGCAAATTAGGCAGCTTGCGCATGGTATCTGCCGACCTCGACATGAGTGGGTATGACCCACAGAGCAGTCTGCAGTTTACCAACAACAACAACAACGAAACCTTTAGGGTTCGCCATACGCATCTGCAGTATCTGCCGATAGGACGTATGCGCAAATCCAAGGCAGGAGTCTCCTAAATGATTGATGTAGGCACATTTGGCATTCCTGGTAATTTCGCAATGCCCTTCTACGATGCAGGCACCCAGCAGTATGATATGCCTGGGCTGCGAAAATACCTGCGCGGCCAGCTGCCTGCTGACCGCTACTCGTTTACGGACACACAATTAGATGACCTGATCAGTGGCAAGGGATTGCCTGGTCCTGTTGAGATGTATGACTTTCAGGCAGGCGAAGGTGGGTCTACTGGATCTACTGCGCGTACGAAGACCGCTGCAGGAACGCCAGACGTTTCTATCTTGCCTGAAGATTTTGAAGCAGATGCTGAAGATGGAGATGATGGTCCACCACCCCCAGCAGCCCCTGTTGAAGTCACTGGAGATGGAGTTACAACATCACCAGCAGCTGGTGATGTAGTTGTAGGGGGTGTGCAGCGTGACGCATCTAAGGGGCACTACGATCCCAACACAGGTCCCGTGGGCACGTTTTATGGGGCATATGGCACGCAAATAGACCGTGACACGGGGCAGATCCTGCCAGGGGGTTCGTTCACTGCGCCTCCGTATGACCCTTCAGCCGCTTTTGCGCAGCGCACGGGACCTGGTGGCGAAGCGATGGGCAGTTACAACGACTTATTCCCTGTCTACCTCTACGGAGGTGCCCCTAGCAGCGCACTGGTGGAGTTGGATCGATATGGGTTGGGCCTGGATTTCGTGCGAGAGAATCCAGCGCTATTGCAGCAGTGGTGGACCGATGTATTCAAGCCTACATACCAACGATTAGCGGCAGGACAGCCAGGGTACGAAGAGGTACCAGAAGAGGAGAAAAGTCCTTGGAACCTTGCCAATATAGTGCGCTATATGGCGAATCCACTTGAACTGCTGTTCGGCGCAGGGGGTGCAGGTCCTGTAGGCCAAGCTGCGATAGACGCTGCGACTAAATCATTTGGTGGTATAGACCCTGCGTCCATGCAGTTAGACCTGCCTCTTATGCCCGATACGTTATTAGGGCAAATCTTTGGTGGTGACACTGGAGGGTTGACGATCACGCCTGGGACCAGTGATGCCATTATCAACGCACTGGGACCCTTGCTGGTCCCTTCGGAGCAGTTCGGAGTAGACCCAGGGGCTGATCAGGCGATATTGGACAAATTAGGTCAACTCCTGGTGGGTGGGGATCAGTTTGATTTAGCGCCAGGCGTGGGTCAATCGTTAATCGACAGACTTGGCACACTGTCTGTGGGTCCAGACCAATTCGAATTGGGCACAGGGTACGACGCTTCAGGTCCCTACAATGTGGAAGACAAGCTGCTTAGTGACCTAGGCATTATCAACGTAGGACCTGACCAATTCGACATTAACGATCCTGACGCAGTAGTGGCTGCGCTGCGCGACCTGATCCCTTCGATAGAGATAGGGCCTGAGAATTTTAGCCCTGCCAATATCGCAGCGACAGTCTCACGCTTAAAGGATCTTATACCTGATGTAATGATCGATCCCACCAAGTTCTCACCCACTGACATTGACGCAACGATCAACAAGCTGATTGCCGATGTGGGCAACATACAGGTGGGTCCTGAGCAATTCTCTTTGGGCACCGATGTCACGCAGGCAGGTACTCGCACTGTCCAGGACAAGCTCTTAGCGGACATTGGCGTAGTGCAGGTCGCTCCTGGGCAGTTCGAACTGACCGACACCGACAAGGTGATCAGCAAGCTGCTCACCGATATAGGCATGGTGGAGGTTTCTCCTGGGCAGTTTGCCCTGGGCACAGACACGCAAGGGGTCACGCCAGAGCAGAAGCTGCTGCAAGACCTGGGCATTATTGCGGTGGGGCCTGAAGGGTTCCAACCTACGGACACGGCAGATATAAAAGTAAAGCTGTTAAAAGACCTTGGCATGATCACTGTCGGCGTGGGTGGCGAGGGGGGTGCGCCTGGGTTCACCCTTGATCCAGCGGCAGCAGGCATCCTGCGCGACCAGCTGGTGAGTGCGATCAATCCTCTTACGGCTGCAGACTTTGAGCGTGACCCTGACGCGATAGCTGCGACGATACGTGAGGACATCGTCAGCAGGATCGATGCGATAAATCGAACCGATATTGGGGCCGACCCTGATCAGATCACCGCACTGCTTGCCCCCTTGCTGGCCGATGTCGAAGCGCTGCCTGGTCAGGTGGAAGAAACAGCTATATCGCCCATACAGGACCTATTTGCAGGGCTGATGGAAGAGGGCAGGGCACTGCCTGAAACCTTTAGGCAGGATGTATCATCGCCCATAGCTGATATGATCGAAGGGCTGCGCACCAGCCTAACTGAGGATATTGGGGGATTCAAGGTAGGTCCTGACTTTTTAAAAACAGGCAAAAGGGAAGCAGGAGAATTGCTTGACCTGCTTTATGGTACAGGGGGCACAGGGCGTGCCGCAGGGATTGAGGGCTTTCAAGTACCTCCTGCAATCGATCAGCTGGGAGATCGCTTAGGATCTTTTGATGCGCCTGACACGCTTATGGGCAAGGTGGGATTGCTGCAAGATGCACTGGGGGCACTTGACCTGGATGCCCTTACGGCACCCCCAGGGCTGGATGCACTGGTCACCGATGTCGGACAGCTGGGCGCAGACCTTGGCGATGCAACGTCTGGCCTGGGTGTGTTCCAGGATGCGCTTGGGGCTTTCAGTCCCGAAGACCAAGCGATCATGGGTATGCTGCTGAATATGCTGGGGCCAGAGGGTATCGCCAGCCTCAGCACGCAGGAGCTATCGGGCTTAATAGAACGCTTTCGGGATATGCAGGGATCGGCGCTAACCGATGCGTTGGGCAGCTACTGGTCTGAGCCTGCAGGATACGAGCCTTGGCTGGATGCCCTTAGAAAGGGCGTGTTAGGCACCTACGGGCCGATACCCGAAATGGAGTGGGAAGGGTTATTGACTGAACTCAGCAGCGGTCTGTTGCCCAGCATTCAAGAAGCAATCGCAGAGAACCTTTATGAACATGAGCCTACCTTTGAGCGCGTTCTCGGTCGCATCGATGAACTGCAGGATTTGTTGGAGCAGTACGAGGAAGCACGTAAAGCAGGAGATGGCAAAGGAGATGGAGGTGACGATATGCCAGGCGCGGCAGGCACGACAGGGAATTGGCTGCAGACTCTGCAGACTGCTCTCACACCGAAGATCACAGACCAAAAAGAGCTAACGGCAGAGTACCTGACAGGGGAACCAGTGACAGCCAGCCTGCTGGAAGACCTGGGCGTTGCTCAAACCAAGCAGGACCAGGAGCTACTGGAGCAGCTGCAGCGGTATGGTGTGGTGCAGAGTGGCGATACGGTAGAGGCGATACCTGAACTGGAATCGCTGCAACGCAGGGAACGCATGGGCGTGTTGTCGGATGCGGCTCAGCGCATACAGACTGACCGTGATGCAGCGCTGCAACAGGGTCTTGACCTGGGCAAGACGATCACTACACGCGATCTGGGCCTGGGTGAGCTTACGGGCCTGATCGATGGAAGGGATACTTTGGGCAGCAGGCAGGCCGACCTCGACATCATAAGTGCGGTTATTGCTTCCCTTGATCCTCAGCTAAAGATAAAGGGCGATAAGGAGGAATTGTCCGAGTTGTTGCTGGAACTCATTGGAGGTACTGGTAGTGAGTGGGACAAAGCCGATTGGATTTCACGATTTAAAACTATGGTAATGGGAGATTAATCATGGCACTAGGACAAATAGCCGCACTGGCAGGTACTGAGGGGGTCAAGTATCTCCTTAACCAACGTGCAAAAGGACAGCAGGAAAGAAAACAGCAGGGGCTGGACTCTATGGCCGCGCTACAGGGCAACCTGACAGGGCAACCCCAACGACCAGGTATGGCAGGTCCTCCTGGGGGTATGATGGGCGCAGGGCAGCAGATGCTGAACGACCCACAGATTGAAAAGATGATACAGGATATGCTGTTTAAGTACCTGTTCCAAGGTGGGCAAGCACCAGGCACTCAGATGCCCAACCCACAAGGCATGATGCAGAACATCCGAGGGTAAATAATGGCAGCTTACAAAACTGATTGGATTCAGCGTTTACAGCGACTGCGCGAAACAGATCCATCCGCAGTAGAACAAATCAATGCGCGTGCTGATGAAATCTATAACGAGATCATGGCTGCTGAGACAGCTGGGTACGAAACTCCAACAGCTGTAGAGGCTGAGGCTGATCCTGGGAAGTTTGCATACTCCAGGGGTGGAGTGGACAAAACGCCTGGCGCAAGGTGGTTGGATTCGGGCAGGGAACCCCGTGCGCGTGCGCATGAGCAAGCGCTGAAGGAATACGAACGCACGATAGGCACTATGGCTGTTGCCGACCTGCCTGAAGAAGACCCCCTGACAGGCTTGCCTGAGTATACACCTGAGCTAGATCCTGATCCGAGCCTGGAAACCGAGATCGTCGCTGAAGACGAAAGGGATGAGTATCCCAGGGCAGAGGATACTACAATAGTTCCATTTAAGTCTGCTGAAGAACTCGCCCAAATGTCGCAGGCAGAGCGCATCCAATACCGCAAGGATAGGTTGAGAAGCGTGGGGGCTGGAGATCGGCTGCGCGATACTGCCACTGGATTGACTGATGAGGAATTAGCAGGCCAGATAGAGGCGCAAGAAGAAGGATGGGCAGATAAATACAAAGATATATATCGGCAGCGCCCTGCACCGAAACGTCCCACTACGCCCATTGCAGAAGCAGTTGACCAGGACACACCCGATGACCTTGAGCCATTGCCCTGGGATGACATGAAAGATTTGGAGAACCCCACCCTGCTACAGCGCTTAGGGCGCTTCGCAGGCAGTGATAAGGGCTTATCTGTATTGAGTGCCTTGGCAAAGGGTGGGCAAGCCTATATGGGTGGCAGGGCGCAGTCTGAAGCAAACAGACGTAGTGGGCAGTCTCAAGCCCGTGCGAACCTGATCAATGCGCTCAGCAGCCGCGCAGGAGCCAGGGGCGTGACCGAGAAGCCAACGATGGGCAAGCTGGGCACCCTTTTCGG